TTCTGCCAGTGATTCGACGTGTTATGCCAACTGTTATTGCTAACGAGTTGGTAGGCGTTCAGCCAATGACAGGTCCTGTTGGTCAAATCCACACATTGCGTGTACGTTATGCACAGTCATTGCAAGACAGCTCACAAGCTGCTACTTCTGTAACAGCAGGTCAAGAAGCATTGAGTCCTTTCACAATCGCTACTGCATACTCCACTGTACCACAAGGCCAAACAACAGCCTCTGGTTACACTGGTAACAACACAGCAACAATGGAAGGTACAGGCGGTAAGCAAATTTCCGTACAGATCTTGAAGCAAGCTGTTGAAGCTAAGACACGCAAACTCCAGGCTCGTTGGACATTTGAATCTGCACAAGACGCACAAGCCATTCATGGCATTGACGTTGAAGCAGAAATCATGGCTGCTCTTGCACAAGAGATCACAGCTGAGATTGACCAAGAGATCCTCTTGAGCTTGTCCACATTGGCAGCAACAGAGTACACATACAACCAAGCTACTGTATCTGGTACAGCAACATTCGTTGGTGATGAGCATGCCGCTTTGGCAGTGTTGATCAACCGCGTTGCTAACTTGATCGCTCAGCGCACACGTCGTGGCGCCGGTAACTGGGCTGTTGTATCTCCAGCTGCATTGACAGTATTGCAATCTGCAACAACTTCAGCTTTTGCTCGCACAACAGAAGGCACATTTGAAGCACCTACAAACACCAAGTTTGTTGGTACATTGAACGGTGCAATGCGTGTGTTTGTAAACAGCTATGCTCAAGACACAGCTTCTGTGTTGGTAGGCTATAAGGGCACAAGCGAGGCAGATGCTGCCGCGTTCTATTGCCCATATATTCCTTTAATGAGCAGTGGTGTTGTTTTGGATCCATCAACATTCGAACCAGTCGTATCATTCATGACACGTTATGGCTTCGTTGAATTGACAAACACAGCAAGTTCCTTCGGTAACGCTGCTGACTATGTTGGTGAAATCGCTGTACAAAACTTGTCTTTCTCCTAATCCGAGAATTACACCCAATCATCTTATCCTTTGGGATGGGACGAGCAAGAAAGCACCGCAAGGTGCTTTTTTGTTGGCATCACATTCAGAGCTGTCACTAAATATACAATCATCAAAGGATAGCGTATGTCAATTACATTAGGACCGGGGTTTACAATGGGGCCAGGATTTACCATGACCTCGGCTGTGACCTACCCAGCATCCTATTTGATTGTGGCTGGTGGTGGTGGTGGTGGCTATTCTGGATCTGGCGGCTCCAATCAATTTGGAGGTGGTGGTGGCGCTGGCGGCTATCTAAGTGGAACTACAAATCTAACCGCTGGTACAACTTATTCATTTACTATAGGAACATTCGGAACCGGCGGAACATCGTATCCGGGTCCTGGCAACGTTGGGGCGAACTCAACTGCGTTTGGGTTGACTGCGTTGGGTGGCGGTGGTGGTGGAGGACCCAATCAAGCTGGTACCAATGGCGGATCAGGCGGCGGAGGCGGTGGCCCCGGAACAAATGCTGGTGGAACAGGAACTTCAGGCCAAGGTAACAATGGAGCCACAGCACAAGCGCCCGGTTATAGTGGCGGTGGTGGCGGCGCCGGTGGCGCTGGCGGAGTAAGTGCTGGTATTGCTGCTGCTGGAGCAGGTTCAACATGGATCGACGGAAATACCTATGCCTATGGCGGAGGAACCCAAGGAACCGAGTATTCTGCCTTAGGATCCGGTGGTGGCGGTGGTCTTACTAATGCAAACGGATCTAACGGACAACACGGTGTAATCATTATAGCAGTGCCAACCGCATTCTACACCGGCACAGTTACAGGTAGCCCAACCGTGACCACATCGGGCGCCAACACTTTTATAGCGTTTACCGGCTCTACCGGAAGTTACACAGCATAAAATCAATTGCCGCGACTTACTGAACACTTTTATCATGCCAGTCAACGGCAACCCACACGCTACTACATAGAAACAGGTGCCTATCGTGGCGATGGCATTGGTCATGTGGCTGATCAGTACGAACAGGTACACTCCGTTGAACTGAGCAAACCTTGGTATGATCACTGCTGTGAGCGTTTTAAAAACAATCCCAACGTACACTTACATTTTGGCAATTCAAAAACTATTCTTCCAGAACTCCTGGCTACCATGCCAGAGCCAGTGACCATTTTTTTAGACGCACACTACAGCGCCGGAACCACAGCCTTTGGCGACGAAGAACGCTACGGCCGCTCCAACACACCTCTACTGACAGAATTGGAGATCTTACAGCAACGTCCCTACGATGACATCATCATCATAGACGATACTCGACTCCTGGGCGGACATGGTTGTGTCAATGGTGGTGCTGAAACTGAAATGTGGCCCGCATATCTGTACGACTGGACTGATGTCACCGAAGAAGCGATCTGGGAACGATTAAAGCCCGGTTATCGAATATTAAAACACCATAATCACACTGCGTTTACAGATGGCCCACAAGACCAATGGGTGGCCGCCAGACTATTCTAGTCAACGCAGTACCCACTAAATATCTTCAATGATATTCACCCTGCCCACAGACAACCCTCGCTATACTCAAGGACCTGTGCTGTATCTAGATCAATTTTTTACCAGCAATACCCTGTTGTTGTTAGACGACGACACAGAAGGTTTTGAGCCAGACCAATGGCAAGCGCAATTAGACCGTATCAAACAATTTGTTGTAGACAATGCTATCGAATTGATAGTGTTAAACACAGCCATCAATCCGGTACAGCTGGATCACTCACAAAATGGACGTATGCCGTCGTACCTGGAGATACAACAGACATTATCTGTATCAGCCCCCACAGTGATCCTAACCAGTGATTTTTCTTACTATTATGATCCTCGACCCGGCGTTGTGTTTTTCCCCACGTTTTTATGGTTAAACAGTGCGCGGCTCATGGGCCGGTATTTTAAAGATAGAATTGACACTGTGTATGACATTGAGTTTAAGGAAAAAACAAAAACACTCATGTGCCTAAACAGCAACACACCCTGGCACAGAATTTATCTATTTTCCTTGATAGCCAGCCGGCCGTGGTTTGATGAAATTGGCTACAGCTTTTCTGCCAAAACCGGACACCAACCAAATTTAACCTTTCAACAACGCTTAACCGAGTTTGCTGTTACAAAATTTATGTCGCAGGCTGAACGAGACCTGGCAGAATCGTATGCACACCTGTTGCCGGTACAGATCGCCGGCGACAGCGTAGACAGCAAAAAAAGTGGAGTACACAGCTGGATTTATCAAGAGTATGCAGTAAATCTCATAACAGAAACCAGCTTAACTGAAGGTGTAATGCTGACGGAAAAAATCTGCAAGGTATTCGCTGCCTATCAGATACCCATTTTGATTGGACCCACAGGATCTGCCCAGTTTCTTGAAGATGTTGGTCTTGACATGTTTGATGATTATATTCCGTGGAAGACCTGGGACCACATCACCGACCACAAAACCAGAATCAATATGACAGTGGAATTTTTAGATCAACTGTTGGCAGATCCACAAGATATTTTGGCTACACATCAAAGTTTTAAATCTAGACTGTTAAAAAATAAAGAATATTTTCACAGTCCAGAATTTGAACAGATTCTGTTACAGCAGATTAAATCTTATACCAAGTAAGAAATTTGTGGATTTTTTCAGTGACTGTAGACCAATCACCCATGGTAGGTTGACGGAACAGGCGTGCAGTGGTGTACCAAGGACTTGAATCTCTATTCAACAACCAACGCCAATCCAGGGCAAACTGATTCAGCATGACCCAGACCGGACGACCCAAGGCACCCGACAAGTGTGCCACGGCGGTATCCACAGCCAGGACCACATCCATGTGATGTATCAGTGCCGCAGAATCAGAAAAATCTTGTATACTTCCTGGGTATGCCTGTACTCCTGCTGTTACCAATGCGGCTTCTTCCTCGGGCGTACAATCACACTGTAGATTGACCCACTCGTAGCTAGGATTACGCTGTATCAAGGCCAGCATGTCTGCAAACGGCATGGCCTTGTGACGATTGATCCAGGTGTCTCTGCGACCCGACCAGCAAAAGCCCACACGCAAGCGTTTTTTAGGACCCAGCCGGTCACTCCACGCTTTGACTTTGGCTGGGTCTGCATACAGGTATTGCTGTACATGATCTAACGTTTCTAAAGTTGTGCCCAAGAATCCCGGGATACTCATTATAGGAGTCCAGTAATCAAACTCAGCTGTACTTAAATCACCTACAAATTCTGAAATACACGCCATGCTACGAAATAATGGAATCAAACTGCCGTTGACAGCGACCTTAACTGTGGCACCGCGGTCGGCTAGATTCTTGGCAAAACGTATAAACTGCAAGTTATCACCGTGTCCTTGCTCGCCGGTGATCAAGATAGTCTTGCCCTGTAGATCTTGACCAGTCCAGCGCGGTTGCGGCAAGTTAGGTAAGAGACCTTTGAGATGTTCATACTGCCAGCGTTCTTCGTATTGTGGCCATCCGTTGACATAATCACCGGCCAACAGGTAGGCCACAGCTAAATTAAAGCGAGCAGTTTCGTTGGTGGGATCCAGTCGGATAGCATGTTTTAAGAAAGGAATAGCCGATTCAGGCTCGCCACATTCTCTCAACACGTTGCCATAGTTGTTCCAGGCCGCCGGTACCTGACGATTGGCCGCAATTACCTGCACGTAACAGGATAAGGCAGCTTCAGGATTGTTTTTGTCTCTGTAGTCGTTGCCAAGGTTTATAAGTTCATTGATGTCCATGGATGTATTTAATAAACCCTGAGATCCAGGCAAAATATCTAAAAATCCATAAATACTTGTCAACGCAATCGGGCGTTTTATGCTGATGATTAATACCCAACAGCGTAGTGGGCTAGAACCCACATCGGACTTCTTTAAGGAGAAAACAAAATGGGTCGTCCACTTAAAATACAAAAATTAAATGCTGGTGTTCAAACAGATGCCGGTTATCCACAGTTTGCCAACTTGGATCCAAAGACACAGGTAATTCCAGTTGGCATGACCACTGCTGAGTTCTTGGGTGTAGTTGGTGGCAATTCGGCTGTAGCATCAACAACGTTTCCAACTGTTGCTATCACAGCTAACGTAAACGGACAACAAGGTTCTGCTTGGATTATCACACAAAAAGGTCAAACCAAGTATTTGGTTTCTGGCGAAAATTCCGTTACAGCAGGAAGTTTCACTCCGGGTTTTAGCTATCAAATCCTCAGCCTAGGCAATACCAACTTTACAGCGATTGGTGCAGGCATCAACCCACAGGTTGGACAAGTGTTTACAGCCACCGGTGCAGGTGCTGGCACAGGCACAGCAAGCGATTGCGGACAGTGTGTTTTGACACCAAGTGGTACACTAAGCAGTGGACAAATGAACATAACATTCAATGCCAACGGTGGTACAGTTTATGCGACTCGTTTGACCAACAAGTACATTTGGGACAACAATACACCGCCTGTTCGCTATGCTGTCAACTTCTTTGTTGCAGGTGAAACAAATCCAGTTACCTTCAGCGACGTGGCTGTGGCCAATGCCAACGGCTGGTTTACTGCCGACGCTACCAATATTACAACAGGTGCGGTAATTTCAGTCAGCGGAGCATTAACAGGCAATGCTACAATTACTGGATATGTCAACCCAACAAATTACTATGTAGTTGACACCGACGGCACAACAACGTTCCAGTTGGCTGCTGCCGAAGGAGCCGCTAACATTGTTACTGCGGCTGGTACAACAACAGGACTCACATTCAGTGAAGCTGCTTCAACCACAGTTAAATCTGGTGCAGATCCTGTTACCTGGGCCAATGGTACAGGCAATCTTACCCTGGCACAAGTTCAAAATTACAACTAATGATAGCATTATTATTTGTGTGAAAAATCCCACTCAGGTGGGATTTTTTATGGATTCGTAGTCAAACAAATCGCATAAATACCCTAGAGGATCTGTGAATGACGACATATAAAAATACCAGCGGCGACCTAACCTACACTGTACGTCCTGACGGCCAGGGCACGTTCACGATCAACGCCAATGTGGTAATAACTGGCAGTCAAACTACAACCGGTGCTAACGTTGTTAGTGACCCGTTTATTACAGTAGCTGCCAACAACATTGGTACAATAACCGACATGGGCATGGTTGCCCAAAAAACCGCCAACACATTTGCAGGTTTTAGATTTGACAGTACTGCCAACACCTGGCAAATCAGCAGTAGCGTTTTGGCCAACGGATATCCTGTTTCCAATTACGCCAACATTTTAACTACTAATTCGGCTGCTGGCTCCAACACACAGATACAGTTTAACAACAACAGCACATTTGGTGCCAGCCCTAGTTTGACATTTGACTTTGGTAATAGCATACTAGGAGTCACAGGACAGATTCGCCTGGCCGGATCACAAGTCTTAAACAACATATCACGCCCAGCCAACATTGCCAACACCGTAATACTTTACAGTAACACTGTAGGAGTTGGCGGAACAGGCTTATACTTTACTTCAACTGCAACACTCGGCGAATTGATTAGCAAAAACAAAGCCATTGTTTACAGTTTAATATTTTAAGGATCACCATGACCATAACAACCGCCACACTCACTACATCAGCTGCTAACGTATTTGCCAGCACTGGCAGTACTGCCGTTACCAGTTTGACCTTGTGCAACTACAGCCCAGGCAATGTCATTGCCAATGTTTATGTAGTACCCAGCGGTGCTTCTGCAGGCACAGGCACAATAGCATTGAGTTCACTACAATTAACTTCGGGTGATACCTATCAACTGTACGCGGCAGCAGAAAAATTAGTCCTAGACAACGGCGACACTATTCAAGCTGATGCTTCAACCAACGGAGCAATTACTGTAATTACGAGCTACACTACAATATAATGGGATACTTTCTAAAAAATCGGCAAGTACCTACTGGTAGTACCGGAGTAGGATTACCTGTAGGCAACAGCCAAATTCGTCCTACAGAACCGGTCAATGGTATAATTCGATTCAACACCGACGGCGGTGGATATGTTGAGTACTACAATGAAGCCAGTGGGTGGATCAATATCACTCAGCAGGGCGGGTACAGCAATGCCAATGTGGTATCTTTTTTAGAAAGCGGCAACAGTCTTTACATAAACATCACTGGTAATATCAGTACAACCGGCAACGTTAAAGCCAATTATTTTATTGGTGATGGCGGCTTGTTGACCAATGTGTTGGGAACCTATGGCAATGCCAATGTGGCCAACTTCCTGGGCAATCTAGGCAATGTCAATATCAGCACACAAGGCAACATCACTGCCAATTACTATTTTGGTAACGGTAGTCAGTTAACCGGTCTAGGCAAGGCCAACACCGGCAACATCACATTCAACACTAATGTTATCAGCACCGATATTGCCAATGGCAATGTGGTTCTTACCGGCAACGGAGTTGGTGTAGTGGTGATCAGTGCTGTTGGCAACAACGGTGGAACAGTTGGTTTGCAAATTGGAACCCCACAACTGGGCAATCTAGTTGGTGCAGTAAATCTTACCCCACAGTCATCTGTGACCAACAGTATTGCAGAACTGAATCAAATTTTAGGTCTTTTAGTACCAGTAGCACCACCTAACTTTCCAGGCAATACTACCTTGACCATTGCCAATGTGGCCAGTTATCGCATGGCCAATGGTGTAGCACAAAACGACAACACTCAAACCGGCAACAAGTCAGTAGCAGGTGGAACCACAGTCAGTTCTTTACGCAACAGTACCTATGCCACATCACAGATTTTAACAGTAGGACCGGGCAACAGCGGCGTGTTAACAGCATACTTAAACAGTGCCGATGTTGGCAATGTTACATTCTTTGCCAATACCACTCCTACAGCCAATGGCGTACACGGAAATCTGATAGTGTTCAACAATCAGGATTATCATGCATCAAATGCCAACATTATTGCTGGATTCTATGATGTGTTTAGCACCTATGCCACAGGCTCAGTGCCACAAGGCTGGAACGAAATTTATCTTGCAGATACCATAACAGGTAACACTGCAACTCCGGTCTGGTACTACGACAACAGCAATCCTGGAGCTCCACAATTTAGTAACACCACCATCACTCAGCAGGCCGCACCTAGTTACATCTACAGCAGTACTATTCCGCACTACATTGGTGGAACCACATTTAGCCTAACTGGTAATGTAAATCGACTCAGTGGCAATATGTATCCAACAGGCGACACATTCTTAACTGGCTCCGGTGCTGGTGCATTTGGAACACCGATTGCATTGACCTATGCTTCAGCTAACATACCCACACCGGTACAGCAAAATCTTTATGCCAACTCGGGCAACCTGATTTTTTCAACCACAACAGCAATAAACAATGGATTTGGATCTAGTAATGCTGGCCCTAGTTTAACAGTAGTCAACGGCTATGCATCGACTACTGCTACATTTAATCCTGGAAAAATAATTTTGTACAAGACCGGTAACAGCACAGCCGTGGACGAAGGCAATATTTCAGTGGCCAACTCGGTGGGCAGTGGCGCCGGAACCGGATTCCGTATTGCAAATCCTGGCACAGGCAACACTCCGGTCTATACCGGAACAGAAGCCGCATTCAACAGTGTAACAGGACCCTTGTACACTTATGACGCTATAGTAGTGGGATCTGGATCGCAAGGTGTGTTGACCTTCAGTCAAAACAATTTTAGTACAGGCTATTTGCCAACAGGCCCAAATCTTTCTACACAAGGTGCTGGCCAGTGGTTTACCTTTAAGTTTGTACGTACCTCGGTCAGCAAGTTCAACATCAACATTACCGGCACAGTGGGTGGTGTGTGGGTAGCTCTTCCGGGTAGTGCGCTCGACAGCGTGGCCGGCGGCAAAGGTCCTACCTCGGGCTTAAACGGTTGGCTCAACATGCACCTGCCCTACGGCGGCGCAGGCATACCGGGCTCCAACACAGCCGCAGGCGGTAACGGCAGCAACGGTTGCAGTCTTGGCGGAGTTGTTCCAATCAACACAGCTATCAGTGGCAGTTATACCTGTACCTTTGGCACATTAAACAGCAGTACCACTGCTACAAATGAAATATATGTACGCATCTATCTAACTACTGGGCAGAGCGTGACCGCATTATCAATATCACAGGCGACCAACTAAATGACCATTCCATTAGATCAAGAAGTTGACCTTTTATTTAAAAAGTTAGCCGGTGTGGCCAAGACCGACACGGCCAACAACAAGAGTGTCAGCAACGAAAGCATTCCAAGCCCGATGTTGAATCGCGGCGATACTCAGTGGACACAGTCGGGTATTATTCCATCTGTTGCATCTGCGGTAGGTAATTTAGTTACAGCCTATGTGGGCAACGCAGCTGTACAGTGTACAGCAGACAACACCACAGTACCAATTGGCGGTATATATCCTACCTGGTTAACCAATTTGCCCGAATGGATTCCTCCTGAATTTGGCGGCAGTTATTCTGTACAGGCCTATGTGGGGCCTCCGGGTTATGCAGCCAATATTACTACCACGGGCACTTTAATCAGTGAAGCTGGTCAAGCCAACGTGGGAGCCTACTATTTTGATTATCAAGCAGGTTTATTAAACTTTATAGATGAAACAATTCCGCCTGCACTTACTTCAGGAAATGTGGTTTACATCACTGGATATAGATATGCTGGCCTAACAGGTGTAACCAACCTGCCAAGCGGAACCAACATTGGCACCATTGCCATAGCAAACAACACAATTTCTACCAACACTACTAACGGAAACATTACGTTAGCAGCTAACGGCACTGGAAACATCAACATAACCACCAGTGTTAGTGCTGTGGGTAATGTTTCAGGAAACTACTTTATTGGTAACGGTAGTCAATTGACCGGAGTATTTGTAGGAAGTGCCCAAAATATCAGCAACGGCACATCTAATGTGAACATTGCCACAGCCAACGGCAACGTCACAGTAGGCGTCAGCGGTGTAGGAAACATAGCTACCTTTAGTCCTATGGGCATGAGTGTGTATGGCAACATCATGGGTCCTGTGCCAGCATCAGCTCTTACTTTATATGTGGCCACCAATGGTAGCGACAGTAACACCGGCAGTATCAACGATCCGTTCCTGACCATCAAAGCGGCCATGGCCGCCGCAACCACACAGTCTTACAGCGGAACCTACCCAATATCAGTACACATAGCACCCGGAACCTATGTGGAAAACAATCCAGTGACCATTCCACCCAATGTATCCATGATGGGCGACAATCTACGTAGCGTACACATACAGCCACAGACACCATCTGCTGACATGTTCTACATGACCGAAGGCACCTATGTGTGGGGAGTCACGCTGGAAAACTATACCGGTGCAGGCTTTGCCTATGATCCTGCCACACCCACACAAGATGTATTTGTCAGCCCCTACATACAAAATATCACGTCCTATACCACTACAGGCACAGCGGTGTTGATCGACGGCAATCTGGTCAGCGAATACAGTACCAAAGCCATGATCGTAGGCTTCTACACCATCATCAACGAAGGTGGCATAGGCATACACATCAAAAACTCGGGTTACAGCCAGCTGGTCAATATCTACACCATTGCTTGTGATGTAGGCATCACGGTTGAATCGGGCGGATTCTGTACACTTAACGGCAGTGACTGCTCGATTGGTAACTATGGTCTAGTGGCCGATGGTGTGGGACCCTTACAAACCAGCGCAGTAACCACAGGCTACAGCGTCAACGGAGTGTTTAATCTCATAAACGAAACCAACGGCCAACCACATGTCAACACCGTGATGCAAATTGATGGAGATCCAGAGTACTATACCATTGATACTATTGTACCTACAGGCCCCACTACCAGCACCGTAGTTATTCAACAAATCTATACTGCTAATCTAGCTCCCAGCACTACAGTTAGATTCTATACCCGCAGCAGTATTATTGCTTCGGCACACACATTTGAATATGTGGGTGCAGGAATCAACCCAGCAACAGCCTTGCCACAGTATGGCGGTATACCTATTGAAGCTAACGAGGTTATTGCTACCGGTGGCGGTGTGGTAACATTTACCAGTACTGATCAAAAGGGTAATTTCAAAGTGGGTTTAGGATTCGTAATTAATCAAGCCACCGGAACTATCACCGGGGATGACTTTTACAAGAGCTTGTATGCTCAGATGACACCATATATCCTGGCTCTAAGTCCAGGATAAGTAATAGACAAGGAAAATCAACATGGCTGGCCAATTAAACGTATTCAAAAACATCACAGCAGACGTGACTACTACACCTACTACAGTGTATACTACTCCTTTGGGTTACAGCACTGTGGTCTTGTTGAGCCAGGTCAGCAATACTGGCAACGGGACTGTACAGATTTCAGCTGGCACAGCCAACAGCGGGGTATACACATCTTTGGTATCCAACACCAGCCTGCCTGCAAACGATGCATTGGCACTGATTGGTGGACGTTTGATACTGCCGTATGGCTCCAGTTTTCAGGTCAGTGCCAGTGCCAACGGAGTGTCGCAACTAACCTTGAGTCTATTAGAAACCCTGGTATAATCTATGACTTTTAATCAAAGTAAACTGCTGAGTGGCCGCGTTCCGGTAACAGACTATGCTAATCTTACCGCTGACCGTTATCAGTTTTTGAGTGTAAATCAAGCCGAGCCCAACCTAGGTCCGGGCGCTGACAGCACAATTTTAACCATCACTACCAACAATACCCGTGTTTGGTCCAACAGTTTTTCAGTAACCGGCAACATTGGCGGCAACTATGTGTACGGTAACGGTGCCTTTTTGACTGGTGTTCAAACCAGTGGCAGTCCGGTAACCAATCAAACCATTTCAGGCGACGGTACTACCACAGTTTATACCTTGACGTCAACCAGCACAGCTGACTCTATTTTAGTAAGCACAAACGGTCTAACACAGGCTCCCGATGTAGACTACACAGTCGCAGGTAATACCATAACCTTTACCACAGCACCTGCACAGGGTGACATAATGCAGATTAGATATCTGTCTAACAATCTTGTCACCATAAACAACAATTACGGCAACGCCAATGTGTCTTTGTTTTTACAAAGCGGAAATAGTGTTGACATCATTACCACTGGCAACATATCCACCACCGGAGATGTCAAAGCCGGCGGTTTAATGCAAAGTGGTGTTTACACATCGGTGATTGATCTTCCTGATCCGGCATCCGTTGGTGCAGGTGCTAGAGCCTTTGTCAGCACGGCCAACACTACGGCCTTTTACAGCATAGCGGGCACTGGCGGTAGCAACACAGTGCCGGTATTTTCCGATGGTACCAACTGGCGGGTGGGATAATGTACTCCGTTAATTCCAAGATTGAATCATGACAGTCACAGTGGGTGCCGGAACACGACTAGGTCTAGGTGTACTGATAGGCCCAACCTATACTATTACCTACAGCAACATCACCACAGAATCAGGCGCCTGGCTCACTACCGAGACCGACAACGCCTTGATCACTCAAAATTAACAAGCCGTAATTCTGGCACACAATCCAAAAACAGTCAATACGGCTAAATAACAGGTACGCCACAGAAATGTGTGTAATTTTATGGCTCGTGTGAGCCAAGAGCCTACCTGGAGAATATAAAATGGCCGTTACAAGAATTAATAATAATCAAATCAGTGATGCCGTCACCGGTAACACAATCGTTGGTATCAATGCCAATACCAAGGTTCAGCCCTACAGTATTACCAGTAACTTGCTGGCCAACAATTTCACATATGGCTCAGATTTTACCATTGATGGTAATCTTAGCGTAACAGGCACAACTACTGCGGTAGATACCACCTACACCAACATTCAAGATCCCTTAATTGTTTTAGCTGACGGACAAACTTCAGGTACTCCAGCAGTTGACATTGGATTTATAGGTCTTCGCGGCAATCAAAGCAACATTGCCTTTGCCTGGAACGAAGCCAACGCAGAATTCGCCACGGCCTTTACCACCAGTGGCATGGGCGACGACACAACTTTAGCTATCTCCAGCTATGCAGATTTTAAATCTAAAAATGTTTTTACAGTAACTGATGTTTCAGCTGGTGGCAATGTAGTTGGTGGCAATGTACTGGCCACAACTGATGTTTCAGCTGGTGGCAATGTAGTTGGTGGCAATGTACTGGCCACAACTGATGTTTCAGCTGGTGGCAATGTCAACGGCAACAACATAAATTCTACAAACAATGTTTCGGCAGGTGGCAACATCACAGGTGCCAGCTTGCTGACCAACGGCGCACCTGGTAATATTTCAGGCACAGGTTGGATCATTGGCGGCAACATCACAGCCACAGGCAACATTGGTGCTGGTAGCTATCTATTTGGTGACGGTTACTACATCAGTAACATCAATGCTGGTAACGTAAACTCAACTAAGATTTTCAACGGCGGAAGTTATGCCAACATTGCTGCAACCAATGGTAACTTAGAAATTGCCATTGGATCTGGGTCTGACGTAGTAGCCACATTCTACGATCAGGGTGTAAATTTCAACATTGATGTATCAGTTGGCGGCAATGTTTACACAGGTGCTGGTATCAGTACAGTTGGCGATGTTACCGCAGGCGGCAATGTTATAGGTGGCAATGTACTGGCCACAACAGATGTCAGTGCAGGTGGCAATGTTACAGGTGGTAATTTGATTACTTCTGGATCAGGCGGCAATATTGTTGGTTCAGGCTGGGTCCTGGCTGGATATGTATCTGCAACCAGCGACGTTATCGCTGGTGCCAATGTGTTGGGCAACTATGTAAATGCCACAAACGATGTCAGTGCCAACGGCAATGTCATTGGTGGTAATATTTTTACCAACGGTGATGTCACAGCCGGTGGCAATGTTTATACTGACTTTGCTGTTCGCGGAGGCACTTTAAGTTCTTTTGGCAACACCAACGTGGGTGGCAATTTATTTGTTACAGGTGTTGCTTCGGTCAACGGTCGACTGCTAGGTAACAGTATAAGTATCAGCGGTAACATCAGAGTTGAAAACAATATTAATGCCAACGGCAACGCCAGTATCAGTGGCAATATCACCGCTGGCAATTTGCTTGCGTATGGAGCCAGTTTACAAGGCAATGTGTTTGGCTATAACATTTCGGCCTACAGCAATGTGTATGGCAGTTATGCCTACATAACCAACGATGCCAGTGCAGGTGGCAATGTAATTGGTGGCAATGTTGTTACCAATTTCCTCAACAGCAACGGCAGCGACTTACAGATCAGCGCATCTGGAACAAATGCTGGCATCAGCCTGTTTACCAATGGCGGTAACATTGGTGCCGGCAACAACTGGATCAACAATGTTGTTGATCCTGTACAGCCACAGGATGCAGCTACCAAACACTATGTTGATGCAGTGGCGCAAGGCCTCAGTGTTAAAAATTCTGTAGAAACCAGCGAAGATACCTATTTGGCCAACGTGGCCGGTGTAACCAATGTGGTCTATAATCAGCCCAACGGTGCCGGCAACGGTATTGGTGCCACCCTGACCATAACCAGTACAAGTGCAGTGTTATTGGACGGTGTTGATCTCAGCACACTACAAGCCAATGCTCGTGTGTTGATCGACAAGGAAACAGGATCCGGTGCCAACGATACTGATGCTGCTTGGAACGGTATCTATACCGTAACATCAGCCAATACCACAAACACAGTGTTGACACGCAGCACCGACAACGACACAGCATCGTTGATGTACGGTGCATTCACATTTGTGGCTGGCGGAACAATCTGGAAAGATACAGGTTGGGTCTGTACCAACACAGCAGAATTTACACCAATCACCATGGGACTTTCAGCCATTACCTGGACACAGTTTACAGGTGCTGCTCAGTATACTGGTGGTAACGGTATTCAAATCACTGGTACTGTAATCAGTACCAGAGTCAACACAGGCAACTTAGAGTATGACGGCAGTGGTAACCTACAAGTTTCTAGCTCGGCCCAGTTTACAACTCCTAACATTGGATCAGCAACTGGTGTACAAATCAGTGTAACAGGCGATGTCAACAGCAACAACGTTGGCACCACTAACGATGTGTCAGCAGGTGGCAACATCACTGGTGGCAACATCACTGGTGGTAACTTGTATGCCACTACAAATGTCACAGCAGGTGGCAACATCACCGGTGGCAATTTGTTTACCACAGGATCCGGTGGCAACATTTCTGGTTCTGGTTGGGTTCTCTCTGGTTATGTATCGGCTACTTCAGATGTGTTGGCCGGTACTAATGTCAGTGCCGGTGGCAACGTCATAGGTGGCAACGTTGTTGCTACTACAAATGTCACAGCAGGTGGCAATGTCAACGGCAACAACATAAATTCTACAAACGACTTGTCGGCAGGTGGCAACATATATGCAACTACCAATATAAGTGCAGGTGGTAATGTACTTGTAAATATTAACATAAGTGCCGGTGGCAACGTCATAGGTAATGTAGGCTCATTTGCCAACGTCACGGCTACAGGCAACATTGGTGCTGGTAGTTACTTGTTTGGTGACGGTTACTTTATCAGCAACATCAATGGTGCAAATGTAAGCACTACCAAGATTGCCAATGGTACATCAAATGTTAATATTCCTACAGCCAGTGGCAATGTGCTGGTCACAGTTGATGGCAATCTTGTGGCTACATTCTACGACACAGGATTAAATCTTCAAGGCAATATCAGTACCACATCCAATGTATTGGTAGGCACTCATGCACAGATATTTGGCAGCAGTGATGGTCCAAATGTGTACTTCTCAACCAATATTGTTGACACAGGAACAGGTATACTGATTGATGCCGGCAGTGCCAACGGTGTAGTTATTTCTAACGATGACGAAAATCGTTTGCGTGTAAGCTCTACATTTGTTGGACTTGAAACTAATTCTAGTCCAAGTGGTGTTGCTTCTTATACCTTGCAGTTGGATCAAGCAGGTAACTTGACACTCGGCGGTTCAATTGGTGGCGGTACATTTATTGCTCCAGTAGTCACAGCCACAGGCAATGTTTCGGGCGGCAACGTCAACGCTACTACAGACATAAGTGCGGGTGGCAATGTATTTGCAACTACAAATATCAGTGCAGGCGGCAACGTCAACGGTAACAACGTCAACGCCACAAACACTGTAAGTGCCGGTGGCAATGTCAACGGTAACAACATAAATGCTACCAATTTGGTATCTGCTACTGGAAATATCCAAGGTGCTGGTACATTCTTGGTTGACACCACAGACAATACTGTATTGATGGGCAATGTGACCAATCTGGTACAAGACTCGGTGCTTACACTGAATGCAACCAACTCGTTTGTGGTTCCAGTTGGAACAACAGGTCAACGTCCAGTTACACCGTACACAGGTATGATGCGTTTCAACACCAGCACAAACCAAATGGAAGTGTACAACAACAGTGAATGGACCTCAGTAGGCGGAACCAGTTACACAGTTATCACCGACGAGCAGTTCAATGGCGATGGCTCAACAGTAACATTTACTTTGAGTTCTAGTCAAACAACCTCCAGTTGTATTGTGTCTATCAACGGTGTGGTACAGATTCCAACTCTGGCATACGCTGTGTCAGGCACAACACTGACCTTTACAGAAGCTCCTGCGGTCGGTGACGTGATTGATGTACGCCAATTGACCACAACAACAACTGTAACTTACATCAGTAACCAAAGCGGTAATGCTACGGTAACAGCTAACTATGCGGCTGCTGAAGTTGACGTTGTTGGTAACTTGGTAGCTTCTTTAAGTTCTAGTGCACCTAGTTTAACTGCCAACAGCAAGCTCAGCTTCCAGTTGGTCAACAACACCACTCTAGCATTTGTTGTGCGTGGCACAGACGGTGTAACAAGAACAGCCACTGTGACCTTGTCATAACGTCAGTTAAGCTGAAGAAAAATAGGACTCCTGGGAGTTCTATTTTTTTGGCTAAATACTTGCATAACCGGATAAATTATGGCACTTACTAGACCCCGCGCCGAACAGATATACAATCTAGACTATAAACAGGCCACTAGAGTTGTTACTATTGTTGACATCACCCTTGCAGGTGGCGCACCCAACAATGTAGATGGCGTAAATCTCACTCTTGGCGATCGCGTTTTGGTCACAGCCCAGGCCACTGCCAGTCAAAACGGTATCTATGATGTATACACTCTAGGTACAGGATCAAACGGTACCTGGGTACGCACTTCGGATGCCAACTCAACAGGCGAAATAGAAGCCGGCATGATCATCATGGTCACCGAGGGCGTTGTGTTTGCCGATACTCAGTGGAAGTTGATCACTGACAATCCTATTGTCATTGATACCACTGGGTTAACGTTTACACAAAATTACCAGGCCAATTCGATCAGTTCTGGCAGTTCAAATGTGGTGGTATCGGCCAATGCCAATGTGACCATCAGCAGTTCGGGTGTAGCCAATGTGTTGACAGTATCACCCAACGGTGTCAGCATACTGGGCAATGTCACAGCCAACTTTTACTACGGTGATGGTAGTCATTTAAGCAATATCAATGCCGGCAATATTTCTGGCGCATATGGCAATGCCAATGTGTATCAATTTTTACAAAGTGGCAATAGTGTTTCCATCAGCACCACTGGCAACATTAGTACCACAGCCAATATCTTAGCTGGCAACATCAGTGTATCGGGCAACATCATTGGCAACGTTAGTTTTGATCAAAGCATTAGTGTAACTGGCAACATCATTGCCAATAGTGTCAATGCAAACCTATACGGTGCCACAGTAAGTGTAACTGGAAATATTCTAGCCGGCAACATCAGCATCACCGGCAATATCCAGGCCGGTAACTTGTCGGTCAGCTACATCACTGGTACCCTGCTTACACCAGCACAGCCCAATATCACATCGGTTGGTACACTCACAGGCCTGACCACATCGGGTACAGTGGTGGCCAATGCCATATCCATAGCCAACAATGCCACCATTGGCGGCAACTTGACCATCAGTGGTAATGTTTCTATCCTGGGCAACATCTCCAGTGTAACCGGCAACAGTGCTCAGTTCTTTGGTAATACCACCACTGGCTTTGGTGCCCTATACGCAGGTATCCTTAACGGTTATCTGACAGAACCACAAAGCACAGTACAAAGCACAGCTGACTTTAACGGCTATGCCGGCATACTCAACGGACAAAACATCAATCCAGGTCAAAATGCCTCCACCGACATATTCCTGAGTCCCGACAACGGCACTTACAACGACGGTTTCTTGGATCTGGGTATTGCCAGTAGCACCTACAACTATGCCGGTTATGCCCTGCTCAAACCCAATGACGCTTATCTGTACGTGGCTGGAAATGCCAACACAGGCGGCGGCAATCTAGTCCTAGGTACCTATCTAAGCAACGACATTGTGTTTGCCACCGGCGGACTTGACACTGTAAATCAGGTCATGCGCATTACCAGCGCCAATGTGGTCAATGTCATGTCCACAGTTGTTGCCACATCCACTACAACTGGTGCCCTGGTAGTTGGCGGTGGTGTGGGTGTAGCAGGCGACATCTATGCCGGCGGCCTGTTCAGTGCCACAGGCAATATCACCGGCAACTATTTTATTGGTAATGGCAGTCAATTAACTGGTATCAATTACAGCAATCTTGTTGGAGCCTACAGCAATGCCAACGTGGCCGCTTACTTGCCCACATACTCTGGCAACCTAACAGCAGGCAATGTCAGTGTTTCTGGCAATGCCACTGCTGGAAACGTATTAACAACCGGTCAAATCAGTGCCACAGGCGACGTTACCGGTAATAACTTCTTCATGTATGGCAGCGGTAACATACTGGGCAATTTGAATGTTCAAGGCAACATTACTTTTATTGACTCAAATGTTATTGTTACAAACGATCTTTACATTGATCTAGCCAACAATCAATCAACCTATGCCAACATCAACGGTGCGGGCCTAAATGCAGGAAATTCCGGAACCGGTCCTCTAACCACGTGGACCTACAACACAGCTGCTAATGCGTGGACCACCAATGTGGGCATCAGTGCCACAGCCAACATTGTTGGCGGCAATATTTTAACAGCAGGTCAAATCAGTGCCGCAGGCGATGTAACTGGTGGTAATATTTCTGGTTCTGGAAATGTCATTGCTGGTAACATATTCACAGCAGGCAATGTCAGCGCCACAGGCAATATAACAGGCAATTATTTTATTGGTAACGGCAGTCAGTTGACTGGCGTATCAAACTATGCCAATGCCAATGTGGCCGCTTATCTAGCTTCCTATACTGGCAATATTTCAGCCGGCAATGTCAGCGTCACAGGCAATGTCAAAGCCACATACTTCCTAGGTAACGGTAGTCAGTTGACCGGTGTAAGCAACTATGCCAATGCCACAGTGGTGGCCTACGCCGAAGCCGGCTGGGCTGGCAATATTGTTCCGGCTCTTGACGCAACCTACAGCCTAGGCAATGCTACCAACACCTGGAAAGAACTATGGGTATCCGGCAATTCAGTAATGATTGGTGGTGGCAATTTGAGTGTCAGCAATGGCAACTTGTTGTTCAATGGCAATACCATACCAGTACAGCAAGGAGCCAACCTTTCAATCACCGGTGCTATTACTTCTGCAACTGTTTCAACTTCAGGCAACATCTACAGCAATGTAAACGTCAGTGCTGTAGGCAATGTCGTTGCTGGCAATATTTTAACTGACGGCATTATATCAGCTCACGGCAACGTTACCACTGATGGATACTTCCTTGGTACCTTCATTGGTAATATTTCAGGCAACGTTACAGTACCTGGTCTAAATACACAGGTTATCTACAACAACCAAGGGCACGCAGGTGCCAGTGCCGGACTTACATTTAATGACATATCAAACACGGTTACTGTATCAAACACTGTGGCAGTGGCCAATACTGTTTCGGTTGGCGGCAATGTGATCAGTAACAATGTAGTGGTCGGCGGGCAAGTAGACTGGGTCAGCGGTGGTACCAGTGCGGTATACCAAATATACAATTCCAGTACTGGAAGTTTAGACACTATATTTGGGTAATCAATGACTACATTAGCCACTAGACTCACACCCGACGGCATACTTTACACCAACGGTTACTACGATGAAATCACCAAGACCTGGGTCAGTATAACTCCTACTGCTGTGTATGCTGGACAATTTGACGAAGTGTTTCTAGCCGCCGGCAGCATCAGTTTTCCAGGTTCTGGCAACTACATGTTTGGCATCAGTCCAGTGTTCAACATTGGCACTGTGGGCCAGACCTGGACATTTGAAACCTGGATCTATCCTGAAACCACCGGGGCGGTATTCAGCATAGGTGATGGCACACAGTATGGACAAAGTTTTGCCCTGGACTGGGGCCTTGGCACTGCCAATCAGTTTAGATTCCGTCAAGGCAACGGCACTGCTTACCCGGTATCCATTACAACTACAGGAACATACCCAGCCAACGCCTGGTATCATGTGGCCGTGAGCTGTAGCACTGCTGGAGTTAGACAAGTCTATGTCAACGGTGTGCTAGACGGTACAGCCACTTATACTTCGGCAATTAGTACAGCAACTCAATGGACTGTAAACGGATTTTACGACAACAATGGCCCAGGTAATAATGGTGGCAGCAGTTTTATGAGCAACCTGCGTGTAGTCATAGGATCCAACCTGTACACACAGAATTTTACTCCACCCTATGCACCCTTGGTCTCAATCACAAACACACAACTCTTACTGTGTATGCCCAACAACGGCGGACTTTTTACTGACACCAGCCCCAATGGATTCCGAGCACAAAGCCAAGGAAACCTGGGTGCAAGCAGTTCTAAACCGTTTACGCTAAATACAGTGCAAAGACAAATCAACTCAGGAACTTTACAGGTTTCTGGGTATTTTGATGAAGAAACAGGCATTAGCTAAGGACAATAAAAAATGGCAAAGCTGCTATCAGGAACATCGGTATACGGTAATATAAACGTTCAAACATTCGCCAGTGTGGCCGGTAATGTGCTGGCAGGCAATGTCAGTACCGCTGGTAACGTGGTAGCAGGTAATGCACTTTTTGGTTCTGGCGTAGTTTCGGGCACTGGCAACATTTACGGTGGAAATCTTACTGTAACTGGCTTACACATCGCTGGCAATATCAGTACTGCTGGTAACATCAATGGTGCCAACATCATTGGCACCGCAGTACTCGGTACAACAGTCAGCGCCAGTGGAAACCTGTACGGTGTAAGTATCCTTGGTACAACAGTCAGCGCAAGTGGCACAATTACCGGCGCCACAGTTAATGCCACAACAGTTAGTGCAAGTGGCAACCTATATGGTGTGAGCATACTTGGAACAACCGTAAGTGCTTCTGGTAATGTTACCGGTGGCAACGTGGTATTTGGTGCAGGCATTGTGTCAGGCACTGGAAACATTTTTGCCGGTAACCTTACAGTAACTGGCCTACATATTGCTGGCAACATCAGTACCGCTGGCAATATCAGCGGTGGAAATCTTAGTGTTTCAGGCAATATCTATGGTAATGTCAATTTTGATAATACTGTTTCAGTCACGGGCAACGTAGTTGCTGGCAATGTTACAGCCGTCGGCAATATCAATGGTGCCAACATTGTTGGTACTACCGTTCTTGCTACAACAGTTAGCGCAAGTGGTAACTTGTACGGCGTCAGTGTTCTTGCTACAACAGTTAGTGCTTCAGGAAATATTGCAGGTGGCAATATTGCCACAGGTGGAACCCTTAGTGCAGGTGGCTTGGTAACCGTAGCCAGTGTCACCGGCAACTCAATTTCAACCGCAGGCAATATTGCTGGCGGTTACTTATATGGTAACGGTAGCCTATTGACCGGTATTGACGTTGGCCCACAGCCAAACATAGTTAATGGTCAGACCAACGTAAGTATCAACTCAGCCAATGCCAACGTGACCGTGGGTGTTAGTACCGTAGGCAACATAGCGGTGTTTACACCAACTGGTGTCAGCGTCACAGGCACAGTAACAACCACAGGCAATATTGTAGCTCCTAACGTAAATGCCAACGTATATGGCACTACAGTTTCGGCCAGTGCCAACGTAAACGGTGGCAATTTAATTTCAGCTGGTATAGTATCTGCCACCGGTGACTTGTTTGCTGCCAACATCACAACTTCTGGAACTAATGCTACTATTGGATCCAGCACAGCCAATGCCACATACAACATTGGATCTGGTGCCAGCACCAGTGGAGTTGGCAAGGTTATTAATATTGGCACAGCAGGTCTGGCCAATAGCAATACCACAATCACAGTTGGTGCTGCCACAGGCAACGCCACAGTAACATTCACAGCCAACACCACAGTCAACATTGCCAACACCAGTGGAACTGCTTTAAGCGTAGCCGGCAACATTCAAACTAATGCGCTCAGCGCCAGTGGTAATATTGTTACCAGTGGATATTTTGTAGGTAACTTTGCTGGTAATATTACTGGTAATGTAACAGCCGCTGGTTCAAATACCCAGGTACAATATAACAACAGTGGTAACTTAGGTGCTACTTCGGCATTCACATACAATTCATCCACTAACGTACTCAGCCTAACAGGCAACGTAGTTGGTGGTAACGTATTAACCGGTGGCTTGATCAGTGCCGCAGGTAACATCACTGCCGGCAATGTAAACTCAAACACATTTGGTGCAACTGTCAGTGCATCTGGCAACGTAACCGGTGGCAACATCTTAACAGGTGGCTACATCAGTGCCACAGGACAAATATCAGCCACAGCCAATATCACAGGCGGCAACCTACTAACAGGTGGATTAGTCAGCGCCACAGGCAATGTAACTGGTGGTAATATTTTAACAGCCGGTATTGCCAGTGCTGCCAGCCATATTGGTAGTGTATTCAGCGCCACAGGCAATGTAACTGGTGGTAATGTAATCAGCGGCGGATCATTGAGTGTATTTGGCACAACATCGTTGACTGGTGCTGTTACCATGGGCAGTGACTTGAATGTACAAGGTAATTTAAGCGTAGCAGGCAACATTACATTCAGTAACGCAACAGTACTTACAACCAACGAGAAAAACTTAGAACTTGCCAATAATCAAAGCACAGTCAATGGCATTGCCAATGCTGGTTTATGGATTGGTAACACAGGTTCAGCTCCATTAGTGACCTGGATCTACAGCAACACAGCAGCTGCCTGGTCTACCAACGTAGGCATTGCACCTAGTGCCAACGCAGCCAACACATTGGGTACTACAAACTTATACTGGAGCAACATTTATGTGGCCAGTGTTTTCGGTACCACAGTCAGTGTAGTAGGCAACATCACTGGCGGTAACATATTAACTTCAGTAATCAGTTCTAGTGGCAACGTATATGGCGTTAGTATTATTGGTACTGCGGTCAGTATGTCTGGCAACGTAACAGCCGGCAATGTAAATTCAAACGTATACGGAACAACAGTATCGGCTTCTGGTAATGTCACTGGCGGTAACATATTATTTGGCTCTGGAATTGTAACTGGTACTGGTAACATTTTTGGTGGAAATCTTACTATAACTGGCTTACATATTGCCGGCAATATCAGTACTGCTGGCAATATTAACGGCTCTAATATCATTGGAACCACGGTATTGGCCACTACAGTTAGTGCAAGTGGCAACTTGTATGGTGTAAGTATTTTAGGCACAACAGTAAGTGCCAGTGGCAGTGTAACAGGTGCTACTATCTTAGGTACAACAGTCAGCGCCAGTGGTAACTTGTATGGTGTAAGTATTTTAGGTACTACTATCAGTGCTTCGGGTAATATTACAGGCGGTAACATTGCCACAGGTGGACAGCTTAGTGCCGGTGGCCTAGTCACAGTAGCCAGTGTAACAGGTAACAGTATCACTACAACGGGCAACGTAAGTGCTGGTTACTTCTACGGCAATGGTAGTTTGTTGACTGGTATTATTACATCAGTCAGCAACATCAACAACGGACAGTCAAATGTAACTATTAGTGCTGCTAACGCCAACGTGACTGTGGCAGTAAGTGGCGTAGGTAATGTGGCTGTGTTTACGCCAACTGGTCAAAACGTAACAGGTAATATCAGTGCCACGGGCAATATCACAGCTAACTCCTATTTGAACCTGGCTAACGGTGTTGGTGCTGCTGGTACAGGAGCACACATGACCTACAATACCAGCTTACAGAGTATTGACTTTACATTCAATTGATAAGGAAACTGACGCATGGCCTTGGCAGCTCGACTTTACAATACCGGTAATTTGTTGATAAACAACGCAAATCAGCTGGATGAAGTTACTTACAGTAATTCAAAAATAGCCAACTCGGCCGTTTATAGTGGACTTTTTGATGAAGTTAGCGGCACAGGCGGGACTCCAATGCGTATCTGCGCCAACGGCACCATGCAAGTCTCAGGGATATTCGACGAATATACAGGCATATCATAATCCCATAAATACAACATTGGGAAAATAGAATATGGCCAAACTACTAAGCAATACCACAGTCTACGGTAATGCGACAATTAATGCAAATATAACTGTAATCGGTAATGTTATCGGTGGCAACGTCACCACCACAGGTTTGGTCACAGCTGCTGGCAATGTTTACGGAAGTTATTTTGTAGCGCCAGGCACAGGCGGCACATTATCTGGTGCAGGCAACATTATTGGTGGCAATTTACTAACCAGTGGTACAGTCAGTGCCGGTGGCATAGTTACAGTAGCCAGTGTCTCTGGTAACTCAATTTCGACTGCAGGTAACATAGCTGCAGGATATCTATTTGGTAATGGTAGTCAGCTGACTGGTATCAGTACCAATCCAAGCAACATTGCCAATGGACAATCAAATGTAACAATCAGTGCGGCCAATGCCAACGTGACCGTCAGTGTCAGTGGTGTTGGCAATGTGGCAGTGTTTACTCCACTGGGTTTGAGTGTCAGTGGAAACATCTACGCACAATCTTATGTAGTTACGGTCAACGAAACTCTTACAGGCAATATTCAAGCAGCTGGAAATATAACTGGTGGCAATATTCTTACTGCTGGTAATATCAGTGCTCAAGGAAATCTCACTGTAGGTGGTAATGTATTAGTAAGCGGTGTGATCAGCACAGCCAGCCTAACTGGCACTTTGATTAGTCTCACTGGCAACCTTACAGCCGCCAACGTTAACGCCAACTTATATGGTACAACAGTCAGTACTTCAGGAACTATAACAGCCGCCAGTGTTGTGGGCAATTCAATTACAACTGTGGGTAACATAGCTGGTGGTTACATATTTGGTAATGGATCACAGTTAACTGGCATCAGTACCAACCCAAGTAACATTGCCAACGGAACTTCAAATGTAACAATTAGTGCCGCCAGTGCCAACGTGACAGTGGCCGTAAGTGGTGTGGCCAACGTGGCAGTGTTTACTCCTACTGGTATCAGTGTTGCAGCCAACGTAACAGGCGCAAATATTTTAGGTACCACTATTAGTGCTGCTGGTAATTTGTACGGTGTCAGTCATCTGGGTACCACAGTATCGGTATCAGGCAACATCACAGCCGGCAATATCAACATACTCAACAACGGCACTTTGTCGGTCAACGGCAATATCTATACCAATGCCAACGTTTCAGCCATTGGCAATGTGGTAGCCGGTGGCAACTTGTCTACAGGTGGCAATTTAAGTGTATTTGGAACCACAACCTTAACCGGTAATGTAACTGCTGGCAACATAGTGGCCACAACACTCAGTAGTACTGGTGCAGTCACTGTGGCCAGTACCGCCGGTAACAGCATTTCAACTGCCGGCAACGTGGCCGCAGGTTATTTTTACGGCAACGGTAGTCAGCTAACAGGAGTGGTTGCAGTAGTCAATGCCAACAGTTTGGTCGGAACCACGCTGGCTGGCACTGTAATCAATTCAAATCTACAAAACTTTGGAACAGTTACCAGTATCAGTTCCACAGGAACCATTACAACCACGGGCAACGTGGTTGCCGGCAATATTTTAACTGGTGGTGGCCTTAGCGTATTTGGAGCAGTTAGCCTTACTGGCAACGTAAGCATGGCCAACAATCTAACAGTACAAGGCAACTTGTGCGTGGTAGGCACCGTAACCTATTCTAACAGTACTGTAATCACAACCAACGATTTAAATCTTGAGCTGGCCAACAATCAATCAACTCAGGGCGGAGTCAACGGCGGCGGAATTTTACTGGGCAATGCATCTGGCGGCACGCCAGTGGTTACTTGGACATTCAATAGTGCTTCGGCGCAATGGCAAAGCAACGTGGGCATTGGACCCACTGCCAATGCCGCTTACAACTTGGGTACCACAAACCTATACTGGTCAAATGCCTACGTAGCCAACACGTTCAGTAACGTAGTCAGCGCCAGCGGCAACGTCACTGGTAGTTACATACTAGGTAACGGTAGCCAATTAACTGGCATCGTATCATCTTCGGCATTTTATGCCAATGCCTTGCAAGGCAGTAGTTTATCTGGAAACGTATTATATTCTGTATTGACCACACTAGGTGTACTGTCTACTCTAAGCGTGTCGGGCAATACCATTACAGGAAATCTCAGTGTTGTTGGTAACATTGCAACCGGTAACTTGACTGGCAGTACCGTATCTTTAACAGGCACTATTCAGTCACCAACACTTACGGCCACTGGCAACATTACCGCTGGTAATTTATTAACCAGTGGAACTGTAAGCGGAACTTACCATCTTGGTACTACAATCAGCGCAAGTGGTAATACCTACAGTGGCAACCTCAGCGTCACTGGCAATACCTACAGTGGCAATGCCAGCATAAGCGGTACAGTTCAAGTGGCCAGTTCGGCCGGTAATGTGATCAGTACAGCTGGCAATATTGCTGCTGGTTATCTGTACGGTAACGGTGCTTTATTGACTGGTATTACTGTTACAGGTTCAAACAGCATTACCAACGGTAGCAGTAACATCTCAATTCCGTCAGCTGCAGCCAACATCTTAATGAGTGTGAGCGGTGTGGCCAATGTGATCAACATACTCACAACCGGCATGAGTATCAATGGTGGTATTGCCACCACTGGTAATATTGCTGCTGGTGGATCTGGCAGTGCATACCTGTTTGGTAACGGGTTCTTCCTACAAGGAGTTCTGACTGGTCAGCCAAGCAACATTGGCAACGGTCTTTCCAGCATCAACATACAACAGGCCAATGCCAACATCACTGTCAGTGTTAGTGCTGCTGGTATTGTCAGCACATTTATTCCAACTGGACTCAGTGTGGTTGGTAACGTTTACACCACTCAAAATGTGTTTGCACCTACCTTATCAGCATCGGGCAACGTTTTAGCCCCGACGGTTAGTGTGTCGGGGACTGTTATTGGCAATATTATCAGTATCACCGGAAACATCTACGGCAACAACCTTTTCTTTGGCAACATATCGGCTGCTGGAAATATCCAGACTCCTACATTAATTGTTGCTGGTAATGCAACAGCAGGCAACATCTCAACCACAGGCAATATTGCTGGTAGTTATTTCTTTGGTAATGGTAGTACTTTAACCGGCATTACAGCCACAACCTTACAGAACGGTTTATCCAACTTAGTAATTCCTACAGCCAATGCCAATATTACTTTGAATGTGAGTGGTGTGGGCAACATTGCAGTGTTTACACCAGTTGGTGTTAGTGTTACTGGCAACCTACAGGTCAATGGCGGCGGTGGCGACATAAGCGGAGCCAACAACATCTACGGCAATGCTGCCAGCATAGTCGGCAACGTTGCTGGTAGTTACTTGATTGCTGCTACTGCGGTATACTCGTCAGCTTCCATGAGTGCCACAGCCAACATCACAGCTGGTAATATTATTGGTCTCAATGGAGTCTACGGCAACACCTACCCAACCAACCTAAGCGTAGTTGGCAATACCACCTTGACTGGCACAGTAAACATGTTGAGCAACGTGGCCATCCAAGGCAACTTGTGTGTGGTAGGAACAGTAACTTATAGTAATGCTACGGTCATTACCACGAACGATTTAAACTTAGAACTGGCCAACAATCAGTCAACACAAGGCGGCATCAACGGCGCTGGTCTATATCTAGGTAACAATGCCGGTACACCGGTGGTAACATGGCTATTCAATAACGGCAACACACAATGGCAATCAAATGTGGGCATTGGACCTACCGCCAACTCAACCTTAAACCTAGGTACTACAAGCCTGTATTGGTCAAATGTCTATGCAGCCAGCTATTTTGGTACCACAGTCAGTGTAGTAGGAAATGTCATAGCCGGCAACGTGACCACTGTGGGCAACGTAAGTGCCAATTACTTGTTGGGTAATATTTGGTATGCCACTGGGTACGATGACAACTATATTTTCAACGGCACCAGCAATATTAGTATTCCAACGTCGGGTGGTAATGCTACAGCCAACATTGGTGGCACAGCAAACGTAATGGTTTTGGCCTCTACTGGTCAATACATAACAGGCTTATTAAGTGTCACTGGCAACGTGATTGCTGGTAATCTTTCCTTGGCAGGTACCAGCCAAGCACCTAGCTACAGTGCTTCGGGCAATATTACTGCTGGTAACCTAATCACTGGTGGCAACGTCAGTATAGGTGGTAATGTCAGTATTGGCGGCAACGTAACATCACAGCTGAATGTGACCGGTAACATTGCTGTTTCAAACATCACAGCAAGCGGTACAGTAAACTTGACCAGTACAGCTATTGGAAATACCTTACAGGTCTATGGTAATATTGCTACAACCAACGGTTACCTGCTGGGTAACGGTGCGTTTATTACAGGTATCACAGGTGGTGGTGGTGGTGGTGGCCTAGCCAACGGTGCTACCAATGCAGCAGTTCCGGTAGCTTCGGGCAATATCACATTCAACATTGGTGGCTACAGCAACACCGCAGTTCTGAGCCCAGGGCAGTTCCTGTCTTACGGTGGTTGGGCAACACCCAAAAACATTGGTACTTCAGCCTTTGGTAACGTGTCAATCGGTGGCAACGTAAATGCCATCCTAGTAGGTCCAATTACCCTGGCAGCAGGATTCACCATCAGTGTAACCACAGATAGTACAGCTTATGTGTATGGCAAATTATTGAGCTAAATATACAGCGTAAAAAGGACAAGATTATATGGCACTAACACTAGACGGAACAACAGGCGTATCGGCCACAGGAAATCTCCTGGCTGGTGGCTTTATGGCATCACAACCAACAGCAATACCGCCTACTACAGCTACAGGCAACGTGTATGCTGGTAATATTATTGCTCAACCTTATCCAGTTCCTACAATCCTAAGTATTACTGGCTTAGCCAACGTAGCCAACATTTTCATTGCAACCGGCGGTGACGGTCGAGTCTTGGTCAATGCCACCGGCTCTGGCGGCAATATCTATGCTGGTAATGCCACGGTTGGAGCAGGAACACTTGTTATTGGTAACGTTGTAAACAACGGTGCCTACGGTACAGGCAATATCGGAACATCGGGTGTTTATTGGAATACCATATTTGCCAAGGCCACATCGGCTGTTTATGCTGACTTGGCTGAAATGTATGCAGCCGATGCTGATTATGAATCTGGAACGGTGTTGGTACACGGTGGTTCACATGAAGTCACAGTCAGCGATCAAAGTCATGATACTGCTGTACTTGGTGTGGTCAGTACCAATCCTAGTTATCTAATGAATAGCAGTTTACAAAGTGATCGTGCAACACAGGTAGCCTTGGTAGGTCGCGTTCCGGTTCGTGTGGTAGGTACCATACGCAAGGGCGATTGCCTGGTCAACAGTTCAATTGCAGGTGTGGCTACTAGATTAGATCCTGCACAATATCAACTTGGTTGTGTAATTGGCAAGGCCATCGACGAATACAACTCTGACACACCTGGCCTAATTGAAGTAGCTGTTGGGTCTCTCTAATGACGCCACAGTATCGTCGCGACTATGCTGGCGAATTTGTAATAGTTAACAGTACCTGGGCAAAAGGTCGCAAGCAACAAGATCGCGAGTGGATTGCTAATCCCATTGAAAATCATCATATTTCTGGCCGTGCGGCCTGTATCGGTAGTGACTATGATCGAGCACGATTTGACTACGCTAGACTACAACGCCATCGTGGCGGCCTGTTAGGGTCAAAAAAATTACAAACTTATGGCCTAAGTTTTGCCGCCGCTGACATGCGATTAGATTTTGTAGTTGAAACGCGGGCCGAGGCTTTAAACACGCTCAAGGAATCTGGATATTCTGCCAGCAACACTGTGTATACTGGTGCTCGTAATTGTCTAAACAACCCCGGTGAATTTTATCTTATACCCAACAATCCCAAGTTGTTGGATCTAGTAACCATTTTGTATTTGGCCGCATTTGATGGCCACGATGAAGTGTTCATGTTGGGCTACAACAAAGAAACTCCGGTTGACAATCCAAATTGGATTGCCCAGGTCGCTTCGGTTATACAGGCCTACAGTACTACACAATTTATCATGGTAGGAGAACCTACCAACATGCCCGAAGAATGGTTCGCAACACCCAATGCTCGCGCAATGAAATATCAAGAATGGATCAGTTACTGCGACGTTTGAACCAAGTGTTCAATAGTGGAAATTTTTTCACGCACAGCTTCAAAATTCACAGTTGACCAAAGCCCAGGATGCAAAGGTTTAGGCCAAGTACCAGAATCAATCCAAGCCCAACCTGTGTGTTCGTGGTTAAGCACCGGACGAAATTCCGTAGCTACACTGCAAAAAAATGTGTGATATGCAAAACCAGCATCTGCTGTGGTAAATTTTTCTAAAGGAACCAAACGTAGATATTCTGGCATAGCTCCCAGCTCTTCTTGACACTCGCGTTCAATGGCCTGCAAGATAGTTTCACCCGATTCAATGCGTCCACCAGGAAGTCCCCAAGTATCAGGGTGTTTAGGGTCATTACGCATGAGATACAAGTATCTATGAGTATCTACACTGTAAAACCAAACTCCAACTGCGCTTACAGCACTAGAGTCCATAAGCCTCCTGTGTAAAGACCTTGATAACTTTTAACCCAAGCACTTCCAGTCCATCTATACTGTATGCTGGTAGTAATATTGGTTACATACTGATTGTTGTTGGGACTAGATGTACTGTCAAAACTAACTACCCATCTAGTCCCATCATATTCAACAATATCATTGGCATTGGCCACCAATGGTTGACCTTGTAGGCCTTGCCAAGCAGTAGGTACCGTTCCTTCATATGTTCCGGTTGCTTCAGTGAGCAGGTATCTGGTATTGGCCTGTGCTGCAGGAAGACCAGCACCGGGGCCACTAAGTAACGGATTGATCACAGCATCTACCGGTGGTAAAGTATTGGCAGGTACACTGTCAGGGTTAACTGTAAACAATAAAAATCTATCATCGCCTGGGTCATAGGCCACAGTGCCTTGTACTTGTGTGCCATCTGGTTGTTCTAAGGTTATGTAACTGATTCCGGGACGTAAAGTACCATACATGCCCACAACTGAATGCCACAATAGATTGCTGGGCGGACTTGCTGGTGGATCTAGATCTGATATGGGTTCTGTAGTTTGATTCTGAGGCAGTACCTGTAAGGTACCATTGACCAGGAGTACCTGATAGCCAAATGGAGTAAATGCTTGTCGTGTGCCCAACAACAAGTCGTTATCAGTAATGGCCAAAGAAGCATCTCCGTTGGCATCAAAGATATTGGCCACAATGCGTTCAACCACACCTAATTTTTTGACCTTGGCCGGACTGGATATCCACATGGGCAATTTAAATCTCAAAGTGGCCACATCAATAGGATTTTCAGTTCCAATTGGTATAGCACGACTGCTCCAGGTAATGTCGTCTAGATACACAGTACTCAAACTGGTCCAGTCTATATAGTTGTCAGTGCTTTGTATTTCCAGGCTGGGATTAAACAAGACCAGGATCTGTTCCAACAGTTGCATTTTTTCATTGGTGTTTGAAGTCCAGATATCCAGATTCAACGTCATTTCAAACGGCACAGGCATGAGTCGATCGATAGTAAATGCATTGCCTTGTGTGGTTTCGTAGGTATCAGTCATACTGTCATAGGTTCGTTGACGTACAGCAATGGTACTGACAAAGTTGGGTTCTTGAATCATAGAACGATTATACTTGAAATCTGTAATATAAAAAGTCATCAAGGGCGTGCTTGGTAACTCGTTGGCACTGTTTTGTTGTATAATGGTCTGTGCCTGGCGACTGCTATCACCGTAACGAACCGGCACACGAACTAGGGTATCGTTTTTGCCTGCTTGATTTTGTCCATACTCCACTTGAAAGTTACTAAAAATTCTAGCAAACTGTAGCAAAAAGCGACGTATCTGTTCGTCGTAAAAGAATTGTGTAACGGCCATTGATTATTTTCCTGGAGGTCTTGGATTGGGCGGTGTAATATTGCCACCTTGGTCGCCGTTGTCGGCCAAAGGTTGTAGGATCTGGCTAAGACTTTGCCGACTTGGGATATTGCCTTGATCGGTTGTGGCCACTGTGTAGGTGTTGTTGACAAAGCTGTTACGTTGTGTTTGACTCGCTGGTGCAAGATCAAGATCAGTACGAACATTGTCTTCAATGGCAATCCAGGCAGCTCCGTTGTAACGGAATAAACGATTGGGGAAATAATCTAAACGTAAACTGTAAGCACCAATGGCAGGATCGGGCGGAAAACTAACACCGGGTGTAACTGGTAAACCATTGGGTGGCATAAGGAATCCTGTTTCAGGATCATGACTACCAGTCAGGTAACCCATGGTGTACCCAAAGCTACGAGGTGTATCACCATCGCCGTTGGCTGTACTGTCAGCTGTGGCAAATGTATTGTCAGCTGTAAGACCGGCTGAACCAGGTTGTCCATCTATCCTAGTAGGTAAAATATAGAATTTAGTAGTATCGTATCCACTCAGTGGCACGTCGGCTTGCGCCTGCACCAGCAAGGCATCATTGATTTCAAGATCTTTAGGACGAGTACTCATTTGGTCGCCTACTGTAGTTGGAGTAGTAGGAGTCCAGTAAGCAGTATCTGTTATGGGAGTACCCGGCGGCACTGGTTGTCGCGCTGTGTAATAAGTGCCACCAGAATTGACCACATCACCCTGTGGATAAAAATTACCATTGTCCCAGATATTTTCTGGCATAAACGGTTGATTGACAATTTGTTGGAACTCTTGTGCGTTGACCATTGGTGTGGCCTTGCATCTCCACAGATGTGGTAACCAAGTTTGACTGAACCCTTCGGATGCGTAAGCAGCATCTTGAATAACATAATACTTGGGCAAGGGCAAGGGTTTGGTAGGATCCAGCGGATAGTAATCTTTTAAGTTTGGCAATTCTAACACATCGCCTGACATGAGTTTGCGACCAAAGGTGTCAATCATGTTGTTGTAGTGGAATGTAATAAACAAGGTATCGTTGTTTAAGAACAATCCAAACTGACTAAGATCAAAATCAATATCCTGTTGACTATAAACACCACGCATGATGTAAACGTCATTGTCGTATGCACGATCTCTATTTTCTAACAACAACAGATCCTGAATAAAAAGCGGGTTGGTGCTGTCATAGATTGGCAGAGTAGCATCGCCAGGCTTGTTGGCCTGTTCAGGATCAACAATAGGACCCAGGTACTTGTGTACATAAACATCAAGTCCACCCACAGTGTACATTTCCGCAATAGTGCGGTCCAAAAATTGATAATCGTTGGTTCTGTTTGGACGGTAAAGGCTTAGGCGTGGCATAGTCGTGTATTTATGGGCGGATTTGACTTGAAAATCAAAACGCAGTATAATTACAAAATGGACGAATTATATCAACGCTTGGATCGTGCTGTAGCACAGGTAAATGCTGTCAAAAGCAAGGTAGCCAAACGCGACCTTATCAAAATGATTCGTGCCATTGATACAGTTATGACCGCAACAGATCAGGAATCAGTAGAATGCCGTAGGATGCGCAAAGAAACATCACGCTATCGAGAATTAGTAAAAAAGGTAGCCGACCTACTAACCAATTTAGAACAGCATATTACTTTTGCTAACCTATTAGGTTGACCTTATAACCACTTTCACATACAATACAAACTATGGCTAAATCAAACGAAATCAAAAGACTAAACCCCAAGGGTGCCGAGTTCAAATATGTAGGACCAGAACCCGAGTGGCGTACACAACCTACCAGTGAAAATCGCTTGGGTCTTTTGGCCAAGGCATTCCAGTGGTACAACTATCACTATGGTAAAAAAGATGCCAAGGAAATGTTGTGCCAATATTTGGAAATTAATCATAGACCCAAGGATGCCAAACTCATGCGTGGCATTCCAGACAGTCAAATCAGATTGACACCGGCCTGGGCTTGCCGCATGACCTTGATTGGGTTAGAACTGACCGAACACGAACAGTGCATTGTGGATGATCAAATCAGTGCCATGTTAAAAGCCAAACAAGAAATCAAACGAGCACAGAGTGAAATCGATGCCGACACTGCTGTAGCCAAACTCACGATCCAAGATCATCTGCGTGAAAAGATCAGCGAGTGTTGTGGCGAACTAGAAGGCATGTTTGATGACTTCATAGTATCGGGTGCCAAAATGTCAGCAGACTTCAAACCTATTGCACTCATGCGTGGTATGAATGTAAGCCCCAACATGATTGGCACAGTAAGTGCGGTATGGGAATTACGCTTGGCCGAATTTAACGAAGTGCTTGAAGGTGAAGATGCCGACCTGGTTGAGGGCTACAGTCATCTTACAAAACTACAACTCAAGAACTGTGCAAAATTCTGCGAAACAGTAATCAATGATTGCAACAGTTATGTACAGCTGAAAAAAGTAGAACGTAAGCCACGTGCTAAAAAAGCTGTCAGCCCAGAACGACTTACTCGCGGCTTCAAGTTCATGCGAGAATTTGCAGAACTCAAACTCAAATCAGAACCAGTGACCAAATTGGTAGGAGCTTCAGAAGCTTGGTTGTATGATACTGCCAAACGCAAACTGATCCATGTCATGGCCGATAGTCATATTGGTACTTTTACAGTCAAAGGGTCAGCAGTGGTTGGATTTGATGCCCTACAAACAGTACAAAAAACTCTGCGCAAACCTGCTGAACAACTCAAAGAAGTAACCAGTGGCGGCAAACCCGCGGCCCGTAAAGCATTTGGCGCTATCAAAAGCACAGAAACCAAATGGAACGGACGTGGCAACGACAACTTGATCATACTCTGGGCTTGGTAAACTGCTAAATAATAGGAACTGGAGTTCCTAATGGGCATTGAATCCGAAAACAGCTTAGAAACACTCAAACAAAACCTATTCCAATATGTGCGGGCTCAGCTGGGCGACGGCATCATTGACATAGAGCTTGACCCTATACACTTTGACTCAGCCTATCACAACACCATTGGCACCTATCGTCAGCGGGCTGAAAATGCCTATGAAGAAAGCTACAGTTTTATGGAACTGGTGGCCAATGTCAATATCTACACCTTGCCGCAAGAAGTACAAACAGTGCGTCAGGTGTATCGCAGAACCTTTGGCGACTCAACTGGACCATTTGCTTCAAATTTTGATCCGTTTAGCCAAGCTTCACTAAACGTGTATCTTATGAATTTCAATGTGGCAGGCGGCCTCGCCACCTACGATTTCTACAGTCAGTATGTAAAATTGGCCGGACGTATGTTTGGTGCTTTTATGAACTATACATTCAATCCTGTGACCAAGAAGTTACAACTGATTCGTGATCCAAAAGGCACAGGCGAAAGTGTCTTGCTATGGACCTACAACTACAAACCAGAATTTAATCTCCTAAGTGATCCGCAGATCAGTCAGTGGATTCGCAATTACATGGTTGGAAATTGCAAGCTCATAATCGGCGAAGCACGTGAAAAATTCAGTACCATTGCCGGTCCACAATCAGGATCAACATTAAACGGTGCCGCGATGAAAAGCGAAGGACTTGCTATCATGGAACAAGGTCTTAAAGATCTTACCAATTTCATCGACGGCAGTCAGCCCTTGTATTGGATAACAGGCTAACAACCGGTAGACCTGCACCAAAAATCCTGCTATACTCATAGTATGGATCTAATGATTGACCTTGAAGGTTTGGGCACTGGCCCTGACACTACTATTCTGACCATAGCCGCACAGGCATTTGACCCGTTTGGACAAATCACGTTTGAGCAACAGTACTATGCTCGTGTGACCTTGGAAAGCCAACCTGACCGTAGCATACAGCAAGGCACCATTGACTGGTGGGCAACTCAACCTGCGCCTGCTAGAGATGAAGCATTCAACGAAGAAGGTCGTATTCCGTTAGATCAAGCCTTGGACGAACTGGGTAAACTGATTTGGCATGCCAAGCGAGTCTGGGCACAAGGTCCTACCTACGACATGAACATTCTAGAACACGCTTACAAAAGTTATGGCAAACCCATTCCTTGGCAATTTTATGCGGTGCGTGACAGTAGAACTGTATTCAGTCTATGGCCTGACCTTCCTAAACCCCCAACCAGTCACCATGCACTGGAAGATTGTCGGCGACAGATTGGCCTGTTGCAACAGACTCTCAAACATCTCAACGTAAAGGCCCTGGCATGATCATAGGAATTTGTGGACTAATTGGTGCTGGCAAAGACACCATTGCTGATTATCTTGTAAACATTTACGGTTTTAAACGTGAAAGTTTTGCCGGTACACTCAAAGATGCAGTAGCCTGTGTGTTTGGCTGGGATCGTGAACTGCTGGAAGGACGTACTGCTCACAGCAGGGCCTGGCGTGAACAAGTGGATCCATGGTGGGCAGAACGCTTGAACATGCCCAATTTAACTCCACGCTGGGTACTACAGCACTGGGGCACCGAAGTTGTACGCCGTGCATTTCACGACGATACTTGGATTGCTGCTTTGGAGAATAGGCTACGTACCGGCCAAGATCATGTGGTCATTAGCGATTGCCGTTTCCCCAACGAAATTGCAGCCATCAAACGTGCCGGTGGCATGGTGGTTAGAGTTGCTCGTGGTCCGGATCCCAGCTGGTACTATGTGGCCGAAATGGCCAATAGCGGATTAACGTTGTTTCAGGAAGAGCTAAAAACTGTAGGTATACATGCCAGTGAAACTGCATGGATTGGTACGGCTTTTGATGCTGTGTTAGACAACAATGCTGGCATGGATCATTTGTATGCTCAGGTCAATAATCTGGTTCAAGATCTCCAGCCCGCCAGGGAAGATCTGAACGCCGTACGTCTTCAACACAATTCAAACATATAGTTTTGAGATTTCTAGGATTGCTGTTGTTTAAATTAGCATCCACATGATACACCAGCAACTGTGCTGAATATCTAGCCCTAAACCCACAGCGTTCACATGTGGGTTTTTTCTTGTATCCATTGCCCATCCATCTGGGTTCAGGTGGCTTGATGCGTCGTTGTTTGGCTTCGCATACACTACAACGACGGCGATAGTGTACTATGCCATCTTTGTGATAGTTGATAGCACATAATCTTTGGTTACAAGCAGCACAAACAGGACGATTCATTGTGTATTTACACAAAAACCTTTGCCAAAGGTCGCTAATACCACGTTCTTTTTGACATAACCGATAAATATCTGTACTAATAAAAAAGGATTTTGATATGGCCTTATTATCACCTGGTGTACAAGTAACAGTAAATGATCAGAGCAATTACATTCCAGCCGCGACTAACTCGGTTCCGTTTGTTTTGTTGGCAACAGCTTCTAACAAGATTTCAGGAGCAGGCGTTGGCGTAGCCGCAGGAACGTTGGCAGCAAACGCAAATAAAACTTATCTGATAACCAGTCAGCGAGATTTGCTAAACACATTTGGCGTGCCGTTCTTCTACAACACCACAGCTGGCACACCGATCAACGGTTACGAACTCAACGAATACGGCTTGTTGGCCGCTTACAGTGCGTTGGGTGTAACCAACCAGTGCTATGTACAACGTGTTGATGTTGACTTGGCTGCTCTTACTGCCAGTTTAACAAGACCTGTTGGAACTCCTCCTGCAGGAACATATTGGTTGAATACTACCACATCAAACTGGGGTATTTTTGAATGGAACTTGACCACAGGTGCATTCACCAACAAGATCCCAACGGTAATTACCAACACCAGCGAACTCGAAGCTGGTTCTACAGTACCACTACAAAGTGTTGGCAGTATCGGCAACTATGCTGTCACAGCTACCAATATCTACAATCCAGAATACTACAAGCGTGGCGGCCCTACCGTGGCTCAAACATCCAGTACATATCTTTCTGACCTTTACAATACTTGGGTATTGGTTGGCAGCGACGAATGGTGTACAGCATGGCCTTCAATTGAAGGTACGCTGGCTCCAAGCACACTAACTGGCAACATTGTAATTAACAATACTGCTACAGTTTCTGTGCCTGCCAATTCTACACCTACCGCAGTAAGCAACAGCATTAATAATCTATCTATTCCAGGTGTTTATTCTTCAGTTGAAGGCGGTGCCTTGTATATCTATGCTGACAACAATTCAGCAGGACCTACATTCAGTGGCGCAACAGGTAATGCCAACGTAAGCACAGGCGTTGCTACTTTGACATTCAGCAACAGCGGCAATGCTGCTATTCCAACTCCTTATCCAGTTGGATCTGGCATCACCATTACAGGCGCAAACGTAGCAGGATACAACGGCACATTTACCGTAACAGCTTCTACCAACACATCAGTCAGCTTTAATACTACAGCTACTGGTGCTGTCAGTGGCGCAACTATTACTTGGCCTGGTAGTGTCAGTATTGGCCAGGGCAATGGAACATCATTGGCCGCATTGGGTATCACACAAGGTGTATATGCAGTTCCTGCATATCAGTCCAGCCCAAGTTATCAAAATCCAAGATGGAACAGCAGTGCAACGATTCCACAACCTACCGGATCTGTTTGGCAAAAAACCAACAACGTAAATGCTGGAACCAACCTGACAGTAAGTCAGTACAGTTCAACCTTGGGTACATTTGTACCACAGGCCTGCCCAGTATATGCCACAGATGCTGATGCTATCTATGGCTTAGATCCAAGTGGTGGTGGTACCAATATTGCTCAAGGCGCGACCTATGCACAAGTTGACCCCTACAACAATGCCACTGGTGGTTTCCAATTATTTGAACGTTATACCACAGGTGCCACAGTGATCACAGGTGCAACAACATCACCTGGGCCGTTTGTTGCATTAAACACATTTACTGTAGGTGCTACACAAGCTGGTACCAGTGCTGTTGTATCAGGTACTGCTACAATTTATCCTACCAACAGCTTGTCAACAACAGCAACAGGTGGATCTGGAGCAGTTGCTACATTGACTTTCCCAGCACAGAGTAGTCCTCCATTCGCAGTTGGAAGCACTATTGTGGTCTCTGGCGTTGTGCCCACAGGTTACAACGGTGCATACGTGGTAACTGCTTGCAGTGACACCACAGTACAGTTTACAAGTACCACTACAGGTAGTATCAGTCAAGCTGGTATCATTTATGGTGCTGGCACAGCAGCTGACTTTATAAGTGCTGTTAGTAGTGCCGGAGTTCCTCATGTGAGTGCCACTGTTAACAGTGCTGGCGCTGTTGTGTTTACACACAGTCAGGGTGGCGATATCTACTTGACAGACGTCAATGGCACACCAGTTGCTGATGCTGGCTTTGCTACAGATCAAAATATTGTTGGCCTAACAGCTCAGAATGTAACAGGTGATACATTGGTACTCAGTAACTGGGTAACTACTCCAACATTTACCTACACAGCCTCTACCACAGCACCAGATCAGAATCCTGTTTCTGGAACTTACTGGTATTACAGTGCTACTGATCAAGTTGACATCATGGTATTGAACGACGGGCAATGGTATGGCTATCAGAATGTGACCAACGATGCACGTGGTTACAATTTAAGTCAAACCAATGCTTCAGGTCCGCAGATCAGTCCTACAGCACCAACTACACAGAACAATTCTGCCAAGTCATCATTACAGTTAGGTGATTTATGGATTGACACTTCAAATCTTGAACTGTATCCGGTGATCAATCGCTGGGAAAGTGTAAATGGCATTGAGCAGTGGGTAACATTGTCCAACACAAATCAAACTACAGAAAATGGTATCCTGTTTGCAGATGCACGTTGGGCTGCTAACGGTACTACTGATCCTGTTAGTGATGCTATTCCTAGTATCACCAGCTTGTTGACCAGCAACTACCTGGATCCAGATGCGCCTAGTCCAGACCTGTATCCAAATGGAATCTTATTGTGGAACACACGTCGCAGTGGTTTCAATGTCAAACAGTTTGAATTGAACTATTTTAATACAGGAGCATACCCAGCTTACGACTGGAGTGCATACAGTACCTATGCCATTGGCGATCGTGTCACTTATCAAGGAATTGTTTATGTTTGCGAAGAATCCAACATCAATCAAACTCCTAGCACAGCTTCTGCATACTGGAGTGAAATCCTAGTAACCAATACTTGGGTAACAGCATCAGGCAACAGAGCCGATGGTAGTCCATACATGGGTCGTCAAGCTCAGCGTGCTATCATTGTTAAGGCCTTGCGTGCCGGTATCAACAGTAATACAACAATACGTGAAGAACAAAATCAATTCAACTTAATTGCTTGCCCACAGTATCCAGAGTTGGTCAATAACCTGGCACAACTCAACGTGGATCGCGGTCAAACAGCCTTTGTGATTGAAGATACTCCGCTACGTTTAAATCCAAATGACATTGTAACTTGGGCAACCAATAACAATGGCAACGGTCTAGCAACAGGTGATGGCAATTCTGACATTGGTGATCCGTATGCAGCTGCTTTCTATCCTAGTTGCAGTACAACAGACCTGTCTGGTAACTTGGTAGTACAACCACCTAGTCACATGATGATTCGTACAATTATTCGTAGTGACGAAGTAGCTTATCCATGGTTAGCACCTGCTGGTACACGCCGTGGTGTAGTTGACAATGCCACACAAATTGGCTACATTGATGCCTCTACAGGTGCTTTTGTATCCTTGGGTGTAAATCAGGCCTTGCGTGATGTATTATATCAGCAGGATATCAATCCTATCACATTCATTCCAGGTGTAGGTATTACCAACTTTGGTAACCATACCTTGTTGAACGATAGCACAGCTATGAATCGTATCAATGTGGCACGTTTGGTAGCATTCTTGCGCAACAGACTCAACACAATTGGTAAACAATACCTGTTTGAGCCTAATGATCAAATTACACGTCAGCAAATCACCAATGCTATTACCAGTTTGATGGTTGATTTGGTTGCTAAACGTGGCATCTACGACTACTTGGTAGTTTGCGATTTGACCAACAACACACCAGCTAGAATTGACAACAATGAGCTGTGGGTTGATATTGCAATCGAACCAGTCAAGGCAGTCGAGTTCATCTATATACCATTGCGTATCCAGAACACAGGAACTATTGCGGCTCAAACAACGGCATAAAGTCATGGGGTTTTGAACCCCATGGACTTGCCATAAATAACAGTATACCAGGAGAATAAACGAAATGCCTACATCATCGCTAACAAAAATGACCGTGCCATTGGCCAGCGATCAAAGCAGCCCAAGTCAGGGCTTGTTAATGCCCAAACTGAAGTATCGCTTCAGAGTCACATTCCAAAATTTTGGTGTAAGTAATCCGGTAACAGAATTGACCAAACAGGTTGTAGATTTTCAACGTCCTAATGTCACATTTGAAAACATTGATATTCCTGTTTATAACAGCACTATCAAGCTGGCTGGCAAGTATGCCTGGCAAGACATCACCTGCAACATACGTGATGATGCCAGCGGTGCTATCAGCCAGTTGGTCGGCGAACAGTTGCAGAAACAGTTGGACTTTGCAGAAATGAGTAGTGCTGCTTCTGGTATTGACTACAAGTTTACTACACAATTTGAAGTGCTTGACGGCGGTAATGGAGCCAATGTTCCAGTAGCATTAGAAACTTGGTATCTTTACGGTTGCTACTTACAAGGTGTTAACTACGGCGATGCCAATTATGGCACCAACGAACCAATGCAGATTGCATTGACCATCCGCTTTGATAATGCCTTACAAACTCCAGCTGGAGCCGGAGTTGGTGCAGTAGTTGGTAGAACCTTGGGCGATATTGCAACCGGCCTAGGTACCTAATACACCATGGCTAACTTACCAACATTTGGTGAGGACCTACTCCAAGGCTTTTTTAACGGCACTGGACTAAAAGATTATAGTCACGCTTCTAAGACTTTTAGAACTGATAACTATAATCTCAGTCCACGTACCAAATATCTATTCCATGTTTTCTTTAATCTCAACATGGACATTCCGGCAATTCGCAATGCCTTTGGTAACAACGGTGATATCTCCAGTATAGGACTCATGGTCAAGACCATTGACCTGCCCAAGTACTCAGTTGATGTTGACGTGATGAATCAGTACAATCGCAAGCGACTGGTCCAGACCAAGATCAATTACGATCCGGTCAACGTGGCCTTTCATGATGATCAAAGCGACTTGATACGCAACATGTGGTATCAG